GACAAATCAGGATCAATATGAAAGATATAGCCTGCCTTTACAAATGTATGCACCATATAAATTGCATCGGCCGCTAAAATATCTTTATCAAGAACATTTCTTGGCAAAACATTTATAACCGACTGATGAACAACCCAATTTCCATCATTCAGCAAAAAATTCCAAAAAGGTTGTGAAAAAATAGTATTCCAGTTTTCTTTATTTAATCTAAGCCCACGAAACCGTTCAAGTGGTTTTGTTGCTGCATTTGTATTTTCATTAATGAAAATGGCATTTCCACATGCGTAGAATTTCATCTGATTGGCCCCTTCACGGGTCCAAAGATCTTCAAGTGTATCAAAATATTCCTGCGGAAAGAAATTATCACTGTCAAAAACTCCAACCCATTCCGTTGGTGAGAGTTCAATGCATTGAAGCTTATTATGATAAATGCCAAGATGTTCTTTATTTCTATGAAGAATCAACTTTGGATGATTTGCCCACTGACTCTTTTCAATTGCATCAATGTCTTCACCCGTTTCATCGCAAATTAAAACTTTTGTAACTTGAGGGCTTTCTAGATAAACAGGTAAATATTTGATTAAGAATTTATCCCAACGTTTCATCGTAGGAATTGCAACTGTAAGGGGCGGAATCATTTGTTTTATTTTGTTACTTTATAGATTCTGTCTTAATTATTTAGACCTGTAAAGAAGGGAGATATGGCATTACCTACAGCAAAAATAAATAATGACCCGGGTCTGATGGGTCCTAAATACGACTTTGCTGAAGAACTTCCATTGCCAGGAAATATAAATGTGCATCGCGGCGATAGTCTTGAATCAGTTATCAATGCAGTGAAAGGCGCGGCCTTTTATACGGATATGATTGGTTTTGGTGAGGCAAGTAATTCTCTAACTGCCTCAATGGACACTAAACCGTATCCGCTTGGAATTAATTATTTCTTGCGAACGGGACTCAGATGCGGTAATGGAGCAGATATGTGGTATTATGTCAGCGGAATTCCTACTGGAAATTCACTTGGTCCGAAAGTAAAAAAGGCGTTAGCCTCAACAGGTCTTCCTGGTCTTCGTGGGCTTGCTCCAGGAATTCTTGAAGATGCACAAGATGCATTGAATCCTGTACCGATCTTTAATGCTCTTGTTGGATCAGGGTATCCGAAATGTAAAAAAGTTACTCTTTCTGTGGGAGATGTAAAAGGACGGACACAATCAGAAGATGGAAGTAGCTGGATTGTTGGACCGCTGGATTCTGCGTCTGGCCCACCTATGCAGACTCGTTGGGTTCAAGATACAGATAAAAAGGGAAATCCGCTATATCTAACACAGGCTGAATTTGATGCAGAACCGAAGCTTTTTTGTCGCGATGGATCTGCAATTGGGGCCTGTGCCGAAGGATTTATTTCTTATTCTTGTCCTTGTTCTTTGAAAGAAAAAGGAGAAGCAAGTGAAGTAAAAAGTGAAGTAAAAAGAATCTATTCAGTGGAAGGTCTTATTGTAACATTGGCCTATGTTGGTCTTGCTGCATTTGTTATCGGTCGTCGGATTCTATAACTTCTTACTCTAATCCTAAAAATGTACGTCCAATTTTACTAGTTATAAACATACCGCATCCTGAGGCAATCTGTGCATAAAATATAGGAGTCCTTTTTGTACAGCATAGTAAATAAAAAGATAATGCAATAAAAAGTAATGAACTAAGCCAGAATAAATTAGTATAAATATCCATTTTCTACTATTCATATATAAAAGTTATTTTTACGCCAGAGCCTTATAGACATAATAGGCTGTGGCGGCACCCAAGGCCTGGACAACTACATAGGAACCGAGCTCCATGCTTGACAGGCTGCCATTCAGGAACATCGCGAGGCTTACTGCAGGATTGACGTGTCCTCCACTCAAGTCGCCAATTAAGAATACGACTAAAGCGAGCGTCAAACCAATAACAAGAGCATTACCCGTCACAAAGATGCTCATTAAGAGCAAGAAGGTGCCAAAAAACTCCGCGATCAATGACATGTAGTTCATTTTATACTTTCTACTAAAGGGGCACTAAAATTTGACGGCATTTTATTCACGGTAGGCTGTAAATAAAAATGTCGGCCCGCCGTATCAAGAAGGAATGGGAAGATTTGAAGGCAGATCCTCCTGCAAATTGCAGCGCCGGGCCTATTGGAGATGATTTCTATCTCTGGGAAGCCATCATCTTTGGACCTGATGCAAGTCCATACACAGGCGGCATGTTCAAGCTCCGAATTCAGTTTCCAATGGATTATCCATTTCGTGCTCCGGTTGTAACCTTCCAGACGAAGATTTATCATCCCAATATCAGCTCAGCCGGAGGAATTTGTCTTGATATTCTTAAGGGACAATGGTCGCCTGCGCTCACCGTTAGCAAGGTACTTCTCTCTATTTTGAGTCTGCTCACAGATGCAAATCCAGATGATCCTCTTGTGCCTGAAATCGCGCATATTTATCGTAATGACCGCGCTCATTTTGATTCAAAGGCACGCGAATATACAATAAAATATGCTCAGAGTAATTAGATAGTAGATAAATGGTTGCACATAGACATTTACTTTTCTTAACAGCACTTATACTACTTCTTTTTTCAGTTCTTGCATCAACCTCAAATCTATCCTTGGTAAGTGAAGGATTTATTTCAGGTGTCTTAGATGCAGGTACAGGTGGCGGAAAAGGCGTGGGTGATTATTTGAGTCCTGAAGATGTATTGCCCGATGCACCTGTTCCTGAATTTGGACCTGCGGCAACTGGTCTTAAGAATCCCAGAAAACCGTATCATTTGCTTGAGGGTGTCTTGAAGGATGCAGCAAAAGATAATGATATTCTACATGGCCCTGCAAGTGGCTGTTGCTACGAGTCTGATTTTGCGAGTAAAATGCAACTCGTGAGCAACTATGCCCAGGTCACGAACAATTATAAAAGAAAATCTGCAGATTCTTGTACAGCTCCATTCCATGAATTAATTAATAATTTCTATGAAACTCCTGCATTATAAACTAATCAATAAATGCACAAACAGGAGTCTTCTTTTTTCTAGTACTTTCAGGAACTGTAAAATCTCCCTTTACCGCTTTTGCAACATCATCCCAAAATGTTTCTATTTGCGGCTGAATTCTCTCAAACCATACTTTATCGCGCTTGACTGGAATTGTATGCATATCCGTTAAATACCAGGGAATCTTTTCAAGAACTTCCCAGCCATCCTCCAAAGGTGGAGTCCATTTCATTTGATTCAACGGCCCATAGATATATTTTGTTTGATGTGTAGTATCATTCTGAACAAAATAGACAAGCCCCTTGAATAAACTTCCTGAAAGATCAGATGCTTCCATATTCTTTGCATGTAGTGAATCAAAGACAAATTCTGCATATTGGCATTCATCAATGTCTGCAACTTCCATTTGAAGTTGCATCTGATACCAGTATTTACTGGGAATCTCCTTGCCAATAAGTCTCGTAAGAGGACACTTAATTTCAAGGAGTGTTCCCAATAGATCATCGGGCCCTTCAGTAATTAGTCCATCGGGTGAGGCAGCAAGTTTGGCCTTTGTAGAATGTCTCAAACGACCAAGATCCGTAATTTTGACTTTCCAGAGATCTTCTAAAATCAACTTTGCAACTGGCTCAAATCTCACACCCCAATCCATTGGACCTAATTCACTTGAATAACAACTTAGACGCGATCCGGTAAATGTAGATGGATTAACTTTAGTTAAGACAAGTAGCGCACGCTGCCTCTCAGATGCAAAGAGTTGCCAGAGCTCACTTGCAGATAAAATTTGTGAATATTCGGCATACCATTCGTCGGTTCTCTGCTCAATCTGCGGACGATCACATAAAGCCTTAATCTTTTCTTTAGTTTCTTCTTTTTTACTTTCTTTATTTCCTTCTTTATTTCCTTTAGTTCTAAGTGCAGCCGCAGTGATAGTATCATAAAATGACTCAGCAACTTCAATAATTTCTTCAACCTCTGTAATTTCATCTTTATTGAAATCTGTTACAAAGAGTTCAATATTCTTTGTAACGGATTCCCACCATATTCCTGCTAGACTCGCATGGAATGAAGGTGCTTCTTCCTTTTCCTGTGAATCCAAATAGTCTGCAACCGACCTGAACATTTCATACCCATTCATTCGCTACTAGGCCCCTTTAAATTTACTGTGCCGCTTACGCTTAAATCACTTGCACCTGAAGGAGCAGCTGCAGTAGATTGCTTTCTACGAAATGTTACAGCATTCTTCTTTTCTAATACCTGAAACAACACCTTTCCGTCTGCACCTCGATGCATAACTAGACCCTTAATCTCTTTAATTTTCTCCTCCGCTACATCATATATAACTGATGTCTTACTGTTCAAAATTTTCTTATCATTGTGCGCCTTTAACAAAAGAGCATTTAGATTTGCAATGTCTTCTGCACTTAGACTAAGCTTTGCACCTTCCTCATCTGCAAATTTCTTCAGACGATTAATTCTCAAGCCACGCTCCAAACGGTGCCAAGGACGACGATAGGCTCCATTTGCCTCATCATTTAAGAAATTTACAAAAGTATTTGTTGTTGCGGCAAGATTTGTGGCAAATGCAGATCCACTCAAATCTGTAGAACTGCCATTTGTCTTTCTATGAGTCTTAGTGCGATTGTTGTTCATTATCTATAGATCGTGCGTATCCTTAAGGCTTTCCTTTTACTTATTTACCTGAAAAAGAACATCTTTTAAAACAGGATCAAGCCCCTGAAACCAATGAGTGTCTAAATGCTCCTCTGCTGAATCCTTGCATTTTAAACGTAAAAAGGGACGCCAACATTCTTCTGTTCCCTTTTCTTGCCTTCTAGTAAGTTCTTCAAAAGTATAAAATGCATTTAAATTCATTTGATCCACATCCACTTCTACATAGAGTCGTGTAGAGTCAGTCCAGCTCCGTTTAACTATAAATCCATTTTGAGGAAGCCATTCACTCAGAATTTCATCCATAGTTGCATCAATCGTCCATAGATTTTTTCCACGATTCTCTAAAAAAAGATAGGTTGGTTCCAAGGCCCATTGAATTTGCGATGGAATTGCAGACTTCGTAAAAAAAGGTACAACAAACATCTTTCTTAGATAAAGATAGTAGGTGTTGTTTAGGATGGAACTTACAGAGGCCCAAAAACGAATGCCTTTTCTACCACTTCCCTGCTTTGCTCCTAGAGCTCGGCGTGAAGTCAATGTAAAAGATCAAATTAATTCACTTCATGTTGAACAATGGCAAACGGACGCACCTTCTCTGCAAAATGATCGCCCCGATGTGCGAGGTCAGCGCGCGTTTATGGATATGAATCCTATCAATACTCGTACAGATTTCAGGAGTTATCTGCAGGCCCAACCATTTGTTCCAAATACTGCAATGGATTCTCAAGCTCTGGGACAAAATCCCTTTTTTGAGAAATATGATATTACAACAGATCCTACAAATGTTGCACGAGAACTTCGTGCATCCGTCTATGAAGAGAGGACAGATCGTGGTCTTTTAGAGTCAAAACGTCTGTTAAATAGAACTTATACTACACGATACGTCACAAATGAATATGTAACAACTAATAATTTGGATACACTCAATGCATACGATACAATGAAACCTCGTTTAAATAAAATGGATATAAATTATAGGAAATAAGAGTAGGAATGGATTCAACAACTGGAGGTGTTTTAGGAATCTTTGGATTTCTTGCTTCACTTGGAGGTCTCATTTATGCAGCAATTAATCACAAACGAATACGATGTAGGTGCTGTGGGAAAGATATAGATATGTCTGTTGATGTAGATTCAACTGAACCGACTGTTCCACCGACTGTTCCACCGACTGTTCCAGATAATACGCCTGGGGCAACTGCACCTACTGTTCCTTCTGCATGCAGTGTTCCTACTTCTAATCGCAGATCATCTGTTGTAGATACGTCACCCAATACAAGTACAAATGAAAATGCAAATACAAATGAAAGTGCAAGTGCAAATGAAGTTAGCAAATATGAAGAATATCGTGAAGATATGTATAGTAAAGACTTAGAACCACCTCGTAAGAAAAATAAAAAATCACGTGTTGTTCCATCGGATGAATAAATTTAATCAAACCGCATCTCAATCTGAAATTCATGCTTGTGCATCTTTTTGACCTGCTCAAGTTCCTTAGGTGATGTGCGACGACGTGTGGCTCTTGCCTGACTTTGACTGCTTTGACTAGTTTGACTAGTTTGTCCAAGTGACATATCTGTAAGAGTTGATGTTACTGTTGTATCTGATACAGTGGATGTTGTTGAAGTGGTAGAAGTTGCTGTGTTATTACGAAGTTTATTCTGTTCGCGCATGGCTGCATTCATTTCCTTTTCCACGGCGGCCGTATTCAACTTCAAATAGGTGATTACATTTTTCTCCAGGGCCCAACGAAAGAAATTTAGTTTTCCTACTGTTGTTAAGAAGGGTTCTTGATTAGGAATTTGAAAGAGAATTCTCTCTCTACGGCAAAAAGGGTCAAAGAGCTTCTTTGAATATGCCTTTAGCTGCGACTTGTAGTTATTATAGACAATAAATTCCTGATTATCTACAATATATGAAGTATTGTGACGTTTTGCATAATTTGTGACAAACCAATCAATAAGACGTAGAGATAAATCAGACGTTCCTTGGAGAAGTGTAAGAATTTCATCCGTATCATTCCGTTCGGCATAGAACTTTTGCAGAGAATTTACAATCAATTCCTGCTTACAAAAGATCTTGCGCTTACGTGTTTGTCCTTGTCCCTGTCCTTGCCCTTGCCCTTGACTAGGAAGAGAAGCAGCCATGTCCATATCAAGGGGACGGAATTCCGCTTGCATTGTTTGCTAGAAGGAAGTGTTATGCGCTCTTAAGCCGTTTTATTTTCAATCTATGGATAGATGGGTGATTTATTGCCAGTAAATCCAAATCCTGTTCCCATTGAACCAATGAGGGGTGGAGGATCAGGTGATAATATAAATACAAATTCACTTCTTCCTGTACCCCTTCCTGGGCATGAAGCACCGATTGAGGCCATGAAAGGAGGTGCAGATTCTTTAACTTCAGAAAAAGAGGAATTTGACGAAGATGAAGAAAAAGAGGAAGAGGAAGAACCACCATCATGGGATCAGTCATTAGAAGGAGGCTTTTATTCTAGTTTTATTCAAGAAGGTGGTGGTGACAATTTAAGAATTGAAACAGCAATACAAGGTGTTGCTCCTTCTGTTGCTGCAGTTGATACATTTTTTCCTGTAGTTCCTGCTGGAGCAGGAGTATTAGCTTTAGGGACAGGTGCTCTTACTGATGCTGAATGGAAATCATACACTGATAATAGACAAGCATTAGGTATTCCAAGTATTAATTATGAAAAATCAAATACATTAGATAAAATTAGAGCTAGTGCAAAAAAGAAATTTACTCTAATTTTAAATAAAGAAGAGTATAATGGTTTATATATTTATAGAATAA